AGTTGATATGTCTAATAGTTCAGATAGCGGCGACAACAAAGGATTAACAGGTGATGCTAAAGATATGAACGTAACCCATCCAGGTGACGGTGCAAAACTTACAGCGAACCCAGCGGGCCATGGCGCAGAGAAAAAAGGCAAGGCTAGTTAATCATGCTTACACTTAAAGAGAACCTAACGTATGACCAGGCTAAGATCGTAACTGAGGCAACTCAGGACGGTAAGAGCCTGTACATGCAAGGTGTCTTTGTACAAGGCAACACCCGTAATCAAAATTCAAGAGTTTACCCAGTTAATGAAATTTCAAAAGCCGTTAAGGCAATACAAGAAAAAATAGAAACTGGTTACTCTGTATTAGGTGAAGCGGATCATCCAGATGATCTGCAAGTTAATTTAGACCGTGTGTCCCATTTAATTGAAAAAATGTGGATGGATGGTCAAGACGGTTATGGTCGATTAAAACTGTTACCAACTCCAATGGGAAATATTTGTAAAACCCTTATAGAGAACGGAGTAAAACTTGGCGTTTCGTCAAGAGGTAGTGGTAATGTAACAGAAAGTGGCAATGTTAGCGAGTTTGAAATTCAAACAGTTGACCTTGTTGCTAATCCAAGTGCACCAGATGCTTACCCAGACCCTTTATATGAACAAATTATGAATGGTAAACGTGGTAATATCTTACTTGATGTTGCAACCGCAGTAAATAACGACTCAATAGCAAATCAATACCTCCAGAAGGAAGTATTACAGTTCATTGAAAAACTAGATATTAGGAGAAGCTAAATGGCTAACAATGCAATAGAACAACTCCTAAGTTCAGAAGTCCTTTCTGAGGAAGTGCGTTCAACACTTTCAGAAGCATGGGAAGCAAGATTAGGTGAAGCTCGTGAAGAGATCACTGCCGAATTACGTGAAGAATTCGCTAACAGATACGAAACTGACAAAACGCAAATGGTGGAAGCACTAGACGCGATGGTATCAGATACGATTAATACTGAATTAGCAGAATTTGCAGCAGATAAAAAAGCGGCAGTTAAAGCTCAAGTAGAGTATAAAGCCAAAATCGCAGAACATGCAGACTTACTTGATAAGTTTGTTATGGAAACACTTAACAAGGAAATTACAGAACTACGCAAAGACAGAAAACTTCAAGAAGGTAACTTTGAGAAGTTAGAAGACTTTGTTATGGAACAACTTACTTCAGAACTTAATGAATTCCATAAAGACAAGAAAGACCTTATTGAACAGAAGGTAAAACTTGTTGCAGAAGGTAAAGAAATGATCATTAAAGCGAAAGCTCAATTCATAGATAAGGCTTCTACTAAACTAGCTACTATTGTTGATACAACGTTATCAACAGAGTTAGGTACTTTAAAAGAAGACATAAAGCAGGCAAAAGAAAATATGTTTGGACGTAAATTGTTCGAAACTTTTGCAGCTGAATTTATGGGTTCTCACTTAGCTGAGGGAACACACATTTCGAAACTTTCAAAAGAACTTTCAACTGTGAAGAGTCAAGTCGACGAAGCACAGAAAGAAATTAAAGATAGAGAGGCAAAAATTGAAGTAGCAGAGAAAGAAGTTGCTAAAATCAACGAAAGCCGTGAGCGTGAGTCAGTTATGACTGAACTTATGTCTCCTCTAGCTAAAGAAAAACGTGAACTAATGAACAACTTACTTGAAAGCATAGCTACAAGTAAATTAAAGGCTTCATTCAACAAATACCTACCAACGGTACTTAATGAACAAAGCACTTCAACAAGTTCACAAACCCTTAAAGAATCGCAGAAGACTGTGATTACAGGTAACAAGGCTAGCACCAACAGTACAACTGAAAGTGAAGCCGAGATTATTAACCTTAAAAAGTTAGCAGGAATCAACTAAGGAGAATTCCAAATGACACAGAATATATTCGAAAATTGGGACGTAACAAAAGACGCCCTTACAGACGGGTTAGAAGGTAACAAGAAGGTTGTAATGGAGTCAGTTCTTGAGAATACTAAGAACTATCTTTCAGAATCAGCAGCCGCAGGTACTACAATGGCGGGTAACGTTGCATCACTTAACAAAGTGATTCTTCCAGTTATCAGACGTGTAATGCCTACAGTTATCGCGAACGAACTAGTTGGCGTACAGCCAATGACTGGTCCAGTAGGACAAATTCATACATTAAGAGTAAGATATGGTGAAACAGCCGCAGGCGCAGTAGCAGGCGACGAAGCACTATCTCCTTTTGCAATTGCAAAAGGTTACTCTGGTGACGCTTCAGGCGGAACAGCAACTTCAACTTCTTCTTTAGAAGCAGATGCTGGACGTAAACTTTCAATCCAAGTATTGAAACAAACTGTTGAAGCGAAGACACGTAAATTATCAGCACGTTGGACTTTTGAAGCAGCACAAGATGCTAATTCAATGCACGGTCTAGACGTTGAAGCAGAAATTATGCAGGCACTTGCCCAAGAAATTACTGCTGAAATCGATCAAGAAGTTCTTACTTCTTTACGTTCACTAGCAGGCGCAGTGACTGACACATATAACCAAGGTGCCATTCAAACTGCTCACACAACAACTTTTGTTGGTGATGCACATGCGGCGTTGGCAGTTCTTATTAACAGAGCGGCTAACTTAATTGCTACACGTACACGTCGTGGCGCAGGTAACTATGTTGTTCTTTCACCAACAATGTTAACAGTACTACAAAGTGCAACAACTTCAGCGTTCGCAAGAACAACTGAAGGACCTTTTGAAGCTCCAACAAATACTAAATTTGTAGGTACTTTAAATGGCACTATGC